GAGAACGGAATGTCCACCCTTAAGTCTTCCAAAAACTACTGAAGTGTTTGCCATTAAAAAATCCTTGACATTAAATTTAAAATAAGATAGGTTATCTCTTATTTATTAATGGAGAATAGTGATGAATCTAAAGGATCGTCTTTGGGTGAAATTTGAACCCAATAAACCGATTGGCACCTGTCCATCCTGCAAACGTGAAGTCTTTAACAAAGAACATTATTCTTGTGACAAGGAACAATGCCCGATACAAAGAAAAGTAAGTATGAATGTGTGAATTCTGCGAAGACCCTTCAAATTTTGAAGACTCGACTAAAGCTTTCAAATGGCATAGCCGATATTTCAATGTTGCAAAAGAAGTTGCTTCTTGGTCGAAAGACCCTAGCACTCAAGTTGGTGCTGTAGCCATCGGCACAAACGGGCAAATCCTCGCCCAAGGTTTCAACGGATTTCCGAGAAATATGAAAGATACCAAGGAACGTCTTGAGGATCGCGAGGAAAAATATAAGAGAACAATCCATGCGGAAATGAACGTTATTTTGAATGCGGCAGAATCCGGGATTTCTCTAAGAGGCGCAACCCTTTACGTTTATGGTCTTTGGCCATGCCATCTTTGTACATTATCCATCATTCAATCCGGAATAAAAACTGTGGTTGCCCGTAAAGCTGATCTAAATAAAGCAGAACGTTGGATCGACTCCGTACAACGATCCGTCGATTACTTTCATGAATGTGGTGTTAATTTTATTACAATATGAGTACAATGGAAAATAGCGGTTCAAACGCAAATTATTATAAGTTGCCATCAGAAGCAACAGAACTTCAAGACCTCATCGAACATAAGAATATGAATTTCGCCCGAGGCAATATTTTCAAAGCAGCATATCGATTGGGTGACAAGGAAGGCATAGATGAAGTCTATGACCTTGAGAAAATCATCTTTTTCGCAAATCGAGAAATCAAAAGGATCATGAAATGTTTACCTCAATCCGAGTCCTGAACTACACTGATTTTAATGAATTGTGGGTTATGTCTAAGATCAACTCTTATATGAGTGCCCTTGGATATAAATTGACAGGTACTTGTGAAGTCCCTCTTCAGAACGAGTACATTTATGATCATGAATCCGAGGAACCGTCAATTGATCAATTAAAGAATTATTTGTTCCAAACGGTTCTTGGAGCAAATTTAGAAATAGAACGTTACGATATTAATTCATGACTACGCAATACCTGCATATAAATACTTCCGAAAGGAAAATAAATTTATATGCAGTGTTACACGTACCTGATTGGTTGGTCGAAAGAGAAGAAATATTATTACGGTTGTCAATATAAAAAGGGTTGCAAACCCGAAGATTTATGGACTATCTATTTTACTTCTTCTAAAGAAGTTGCGAAATGCAGAGAAATGTTCGGGGAACCGGATATAATACAAATAAGAAAAATATTTGGTGATAATGTTTTGGCTACCCGTTTGTGGGAAATGAAAGTCATAAGACGCATAAAAGCAGCAAAAAGAAAAGACTTTTTAAATCTTCGAAATCCCGGAGGACTAACTGAAAAATGGATAACCGGAGAAGGCAGAATTCCTTGGAATAAAGGAAAAATCGGTGTTCAACAAAACAAGTTCAAAGGTATAACAGGTAGATATACCGAAGAACAATTGATAAAAATATCAAATAATACAAAAGCAGCTATGGAAAATATGGACACTTCGAAATGTGCTAATGATGCTGCTGAAAATACCCGTTGGATGAATAAAAACGGGAAACATAAAAGAGCCAAGCCCAATCAAATAGAACAATTGATTAATGAAGGTTGGTGTGAAGGCCGAATAATGAAAAGAAATATTGAAGGAAAATTTATTTAATGGAATTTAGTATATCCGTAGAAGAATTGCGCAAGGTACGACTGATGATTTGTACGCCTGCCTACGGAGGAATGACACATGGAAATTATACACGTTCCATGATGGATATGACAGCATTAGCCGCAAAGTATGGAATGCATCTTCAGACGTACTTTTTATTTAATGAAAGTCTGATCACTCGTGCCCGTACATATTGTGCCAATGAGTTTCTACGCTCCGATTGTACGCATTTGCTTTTCATCGACTCCGATATCGGCTTCAATGCCCATGACGTGATTGCGATGATCGCCGTACAGATTACCGACCCGGAAAACAAGCACATTGTTGCCGGAGCTTACCCCAAGAAGTGTATCACTTGGGAAAAGATTAAGGTTGCCGTTGACAAGGGATTTGCCGACGAAAATCCAAATCAGCTTGAAGATTTCGTAGGGGATTTCGTTTTCAATCCCGTTGGTGCGACTTCCATCAAGCTTTCCGAACCGGCTGAAGTAGCCGAAGCGGGAACCGGCTTCATGCTCATTTCTCGCGAAACCTTTGAACGTTTCGAACAAGCCTATCCAGAATACAAGTATCTTCCGGATCATGCCCGTTCGGAGCATTTCGACGGCTCAAAAGAAATCACTCTTTTCTTTGATTGTAAGATTGATCGTGATCGTAATGAACACGAATTTGATAATCTGATGGATGAAATTCTTAGTGCCAATCCCGAAGATGATTACGATTCTATATTGACAATCAAAAGCCTTCAGGATAAGGTCAAGGATATTCGAGAAAGAGACGAAAACTCTTCCAAGCGCTATCTTTCTGAAGATTATCTCTTCTGCCAACTTGTCCGTAGAATCGGAATGAAGGTCTGGCTTTGCCCTTGGATCGAACTTCAACATTCAGGCTTCTACACCTTTGCGGGCAAGTTGTCTGCCTTGGCGGCTATCGGAGCTAGTGCTACCGTTGACCGGAACCTGATCAAGAAGTAATGATTGTAAATCTCGTATCGGAAGAAGACGATACAATTTTTCAAACAATCGAATTGAATGATAATCTGATAGAGGAGTTGCGAACAACTTTCGCAATTTCCTCCGAAGATGAATTGATCGAATTAATTCAAAATATTATTATAAGTGTGTTTAAGGATATATAATGGCTCAAAAACGTGGTGACGATTACAAATTTCAATTGTTGGAATATTCCCGTAAAATTATGGAAGATGCGGTTACGATTGGCTATCGTAGTCCCGGCCCGAATTATGCGGATTCTGTTTTAGAATTGGCGAATAAAATACACAATTGGATTCAAGAGGATTTCAGTCCTGCCAAGTCAAAGGGTGATGATGAAACTAAGTGAGAAAACCCTTTCAATCCTGAAGAATTTCTCACAGTTTAACGATACCATTCTTATTCGACCCGGCAACCTGATTTCGACAATCGCCAAAGACAAGAGTTTCTTTGCTTTCTCTTTGGTTCCGGAACAGTTTGAAAAGGAATTTGCCATTTATGAATTGGGTAATTTCCTTTCGATCCTGAGTATTTTCAAGGAACCGGATTTGGACTTTGACGATAAATTCGTCATGATCAAGGAAAATTCATCGAAGATACGATATCGTTATGCGGAATCTTCGATGATCCTTGCGGCTCCGAACAAGACAATCCAGATGCCCGATACGCTCTTTAGCGGAACGATCAAGGCTTCTGATTTGGCTTCCTTGGTCAAATCCATGGGTGTTCTGGACCTTCCGAAGTTCTCGATAAATTGTGATGGACAGGATGTATTCTTATCGGCAATCAATGATAAGGATATCGGTTCAAACCAATTTCATGTGAAGATCGGAGAACATACGGAAGCTTTCTCTTTCATTTTCTCTCGGGACTACATGAGACCGATTGCGGGCGATTATTCGATTGCTCTTTCCCAAACCGGATTGCTGCAAGTCACCTCTCCTACTGTGACATATTTCTACATGGGTGATTCCCATTGAATTTAGAAGATTACGAATTCATGGTGAAACTAATCGATTCTATGGCTCGTAGAGGGGCCATAGAAGGTGTCGAATTGTATGATGTCGGATTGCTCCGCAATCGTTTGACCTTTCAAATTACATCGATGTCCGATCCTTCTCGACATAACTTAATTAATGAAAATATTGAAGTAAACGATGAATGAAAAATTAAAAAATCTGATGATGGTTGAAAAATATCGACCGTCTACAATTGATGAATGTATTCTCCCGGAATCTATTAAAAAGGATTTCCGGGGATTTGTTTCTAAGGGGAGCATTCCGAATCTTTTGCTGGCCGGTTCTCCGGGACTTGGTAAAACCTCTATTGCCATTGCTCTTTGCGAAGAACTAGGATGCGAATATCTTTTGGTCAATGGATCGTTGGATGTCAATCGTGATGCGCTCCGCAACGATATCGCAAGTTTCGCTTCGACCGTTTCAATCTTCAAGCCCGGTCGTAAGTGTGTCATTATCGATGAAGCCGACTATCTGGCCTCCGGAACCACACAACCGGCTTTGCGTGGATTTACCGAAGAGTTTGCGAAGAACTGCTCGTTTATTCTGACCTGCAATTATAAGAATCGTCTTATCGAACCTTTGCGCGACTCTCGTTTTGCGAACGTCGATTTTGTTTTTTCAAATGATGAAATGAACAAAATGAAAATCGAATTTGCAAAAAGGCTGCTTTGGATTCTGGACGAAGAAAAAGTTGAATATGATAAGAAGGTTATTTCGGAACTGATTCGAAAGCACTTTCCGGATATGCGTCGTATCCTCAATGAAATCGAACGTTATTCGGCTTCGGGTAAGATCGACTCCGGCATTCTGGTTAGCGTTCTCGATTCTAATTTTGATATGTTGGTCAAATTTCTGAAAGACAAAGAATTCAATTCCATGCGTAGATGGGTGGCCGAAAATGCTGCGCTCGATACACCAACTTTGATTAGAAAACTTTATGACAAGATGGATGGCGTGATGACGACTTCAAGCATTCCGCAAGCCATTCTGCTTTGTGACGAATATCAATACAAGGCAAGCTTCGTGGCCGATCAAGAAATCAATATCGCGGCTTTCCTTACTCGTGTCATGGTGGATGTGGAATTTCTATGAAATTATTCAAACTTTGTCTCGTTTGCTCGAAACCTTTATTCAAGAAATATGATGAATTGAAATATCCGACCGTGGATGCAAACGGAGTGCGGCAAGTTGGAACTGCCTATCTTTGCAAGAAGCACGGAAAGGAATTAGATGACAAAACTGAAACCCTTTGATTATGTCAACGATATTTCTTATAATAAAGAAAATTTGTTCAATTCTACGACCGAAAAGGAATATAATCCTTATCTAACCAATAAGGCATTCTCGTATTTCATTGACACAATTCTTTACGCCAATGAAATGAATAAAGCTGTTGTCGATCCTAAGCTACAGTATGACTATTATTTTTATTCGATAAGAAAGAAGAAACGATTCGCTAAATGGCACAAACCGGAAAGCGACGAAACCGTTAAGATTATTTCAAAAGCATATAATATAAATATTAACCGAGCCAAAGAATATGCGGCTCTGTTGTCGGAAGACGATATTAGTATGATAAAAGAAATAATTAATAACGGTGGAATAGAATGAAAAATGACGTGTTTCAGGGGTTGGGTGTTAAGATATCCCTGAAAAAAGAAGATGATTTCCTAAAGATCAAAGAAACCTTGACTAGAATTGGTTTCGCTTCAAAGAAAGACAAGACCTTATATCAATCTTGTCATATCCTTCATAAACAAGGTCAATACGCGATTATACACTTCAAGGAATTGTTTATCCTTGATGGAAAATTCAGTAATATTGACGATGCTGATATAGCTAGACGAAATACGATTGCCAAGCTGCTTTCCGAATGGAAGTTGCTCGATATTGTTCCCGGTCAAACTCTTACGGATTTTGCGACCATGAACACGATTAAAATTGTTCCCTTCAAAGAAAAAAATGAGTGGACAATGGTGCAAAAGTATAGTATTGGTACTTAAAATTTAATTTGTGAGTTTTTATAGAATATGAAAGTATCCATCGGGAAATATCCCGGACCGAAATCCAAAAAAGAACGCAAGATCAACGTCAAAATCCACGAATACGACATTTGGAGTTTGGATTCGACGCTCGCTTATATCATCCTCCCGGCTCTGGAATTGCTGAAGGAAAAGAAGCACGGTTCCCCGCAAGTTAAAGATGATGACGTGCCGGAAGAACTGAAATCAACTTCGGCTCCGAAGAAAGAGAACGAATGGGAAACCGACGATAATTTTCACAAGCGTTGGGAATGGGCTCTGAACGAAATGATTTGGGCATTCTCCCAAGTCAATTCCGATTGGGAAGATCAATATTTTACCGGGGAAACAGACTTCCAATTTATCGAATTGGACGAAAAAGATTCGGACGGTGAAAGTTTGTTCGAATTGATCGATGGTCCAAATTCGACAATCAAAATTGATTGGGAAGGGCGAAAAGCT